AATGTTGATGTAAGAGAATTACCTAAAGAAGAAATAATTGCAAAACTATCTAACTGGTGTCAACAGCAAGGCATACCTGATTTAGAAATTATGAACAAGGGCAGAACATTCACACAAGGATGGGTAGCCAATGCTGGATTACAGATACATTTCCGTACTCCGATCAAAGGTGACCCTGCTAACGGTTTCGTGCAAACAGATTTTATGCTTACAGACAATCCTGCTCTACAGCGTGGTGCCAAGCGTGGAGGCACAGAACACTACACAGGTGCAGACAGAGCTGTACTACTTTCTAGTATTGCAAGAGGTAGAGGCTATAAGTTTAGCCCAACCAAAGGTGTTGTAGATCCTAACAATGGAGATGCTGTTGTTGCAGACGACTGGGACGAAATTGCAGAAATACTATTAGGACCAGGAGCAAGAGAAGCTGACACATATACAGTTGAAAGTATGATAGCAAAACTTAGAGGTGATCCTCGCTTTGATGAGTTAATTGCTCCATGGTTAGAAAATATGGAGAAGCAAGGCAAGGGTTTACCAGAGAGTACAGAAGATAAAGAACTTTTTAGAATAAAAGAACTTGCAGGACTTAATTTAAACAGTGTGAGAATGCTATGAGATTTTATGAATTTAAATATGTAAACAAGACGCCTCTTATGGAAGGTGCTCGTATTGACCATGCAGAAGATGTAGTTTTCTGGGAAGGTTCTAAAGGCGCCGCTCGCACTATCGAAAGTTTAAAGAAACTTGAACAAGGAGGACACAAAGATGTCACTATCAAATGGGATGGATCTCCCGCAATCATTTTTGGACGCAATGCAAATGGAGAGTTTACACTTACAGATAAGTCCGGTTTCGGTGCAAAAGGATATGATGGAAAACCAAGTTCAGCAAAAGAAATTGAGCAAATGTTTCTCGGAAGAAAAGAGCGCAAAGGAATAGAAGCTGACAATTCGTATAAGAGCTTTGCCGCTAATATGGGAAGTATATTTGATGAATACGAAAAAGCAGTTCCGAAAGACTTTGTAGGTTATTTTAAAGGAGACTTACTATATTATAACCGTCCACCTATACAAGACGGCCAGTTTGTTTTTAAACCACAAATGGTAACATATCGAGTAGGAGTCGACAGCCCACTAGGACAAAAAATTGCACAGTCTACCACAGGAGTTGTTGTACATCTTATAATGGACGAGCAGGGTGTTGATAGACCTTTACCACCAGATTACCTTAATATTTTTCAAGGCAACGATGTATTAGTTTTTCCAAGTGTAACAGTTGAAAAGCCTGCACAAGTTGATGACAATGAAATAAAACAGTTACAACAAATAGTTTCTAAAAATGCGCCAGCAATGGATAAATTTTTAGATACTGCAACACTTGAAAGTATGAAGATGAAAGATGTACCAAACATTTTATACATGTACATGAATCAAAAAGTTGATACAGGACTAGAGAATATAAATTCAAATGACTTTATAAGATGGCTAGCTGGATCAAGCGTTAGCAAACCTAAACAAACAAAACTAATAGAATACATCAGCCAAAATCGTGCAGGACTTGATGCTATTTGGAATGTTGTTAACGGTATTATGAAAGTAAAAAATGATATTATTGCTCAGTTTGACAGTCATGATTCTGAAGTATCAGCAAGCATTGGCGATGAACCAGGCGGCGAAGGGTATGTACTAGCTCACCCAGAAGGATCTATAAAACTTGTAAACAGAGCTGGCTTTACTGCGGCAAACAGAGCAGTCCAACGATAAGGAAGGAAACTATGGAAATGGATACTAAACAAAAAACTATTACCGAAAAGAAAGGTAGTGCAAGCACTGCACAATATGGCGGAACAAATACTGCACAATATGGCGGCACTAAATCTGCATTTTACGGTAGTGCAAATACTGCACACTATGGTGGAGCAAACTCTGCCCATTACTACGATAATGGAGAGTCGTCATGAAGATTACAGATATTTTAACAGAAGCTGATTTTGACTTTGATGATCTAAAACTAAAAGGACTAGGTAGCGAACTAGATAGAGATGATACTGATAAAGGATTTAATGCACCTGCAATGGTAGATCAACTAGGTAAAATACTAGACAGCAGAGGCAATCCTAATCCAATCACAAGTGTCAAAACAGATGATGGAAAAGAAGTAAAAATTACGATGGACCAAGCATCAACACTAATGGCATTGTTAAAGCGTGAGCCAAGAAACTATATCGACAGAGAAGAAAAGAATCGCTTTAGAGATGAGATTCAAACAAGTCCCGGATTAAATCCATTCCTCGATGCCGGTGATGGCAAGAGTATGCAACAAGTGTTTGTGCAAAAATATGGTAAAGGATTACTAGCATAATGCAGTTCCTACAAGAACTAGAAGAAGCAAGAATGACTCGCAACGATCAGAACATGAAAGTTCTGACTTATGCAGATTGCTGTGAGAGATTATATCTTACACTATTAGTTCTTGACTTAATGAAAAACTTTCCAAAAGCTACTGCTTCAGTTAGAGACTATAGTAGAAAGTCATTAGACATACGATATGAGCGTTTTAAAATAAGTGGCACTGACCTATACAACTTCATTTATTTTGTAACAGGTGATGAGAGAGCTATTGGCAAACTCAAAGATCCTGGAGCAGCAATGCGTTCAAGAGCGTCAACTATCCTTCCTGTTGATCGTATCAAATCATATCTACAACAACTAAGCAGTGGCACTTTTAGTAGTTCGTCGCAACTGTTTATAAAATTAGAACGAGTTTTAAATATCGAAAACACAGATTACAAAAGTGTTAGAAGAAGCATAGGTAACTGGAATAGTCTTGATATACAAGCGAAAAAGTCAATAGCAACTAGATTACTCTATGCTGTACGAGCTAAATTAAGAAGTAGTGATATCATAGATGATTATGAAAAGCACATTGTTCTTAAAGATTTAGAAAGCGAATTAGTACCAGACAACGAGCCAGTATTCAGCAAGCCGGATGTTAGCGCCGCAAGCAGAGATTATATGTTTTATAGATACCTTGTAGGTACAGAAAATATAATGCTTGTAAAAGGATTCTTAGAGCTTGCAGCAGCAGGAAAACCTATACCAAGTAATATGGTAAAGGCTTATTTGCCAGCTATTAAAGCACTAGATGATGTAGTGAGAGCTGGCCCTAGCTACATATCAATGTTTAGATCTATTCAAAATCGAGCCAAAAAGACCTTAAAATAGCTTTTTTTCTTATATCGACTAAATAATATTATACAAACACACCGGAGCGGTGTGTGTCATTTAAGATAAAAGGAGAATAAAATGGCAATTAACTCAATCACACGCGATGTAACTCGCACAAACCCAACAGCAATCGCAATCGATACAGTTATCAAAACTGGTCAAATGGACTGCTTCCATGTTGTATTAAGCAACACAGGTGGAGCAACAGCAATTGACGCGGCAGCAGGACAGCAAATCTTAGAAGCTGTAGGTGCTCCAGTTCATCTTGCACAAGTTGAAAACGGCGGACTTGAAATGTTATTATTCATGGAAGGTCATGCAAACAACATTGACACAGTAGCACAGAACATTGGTGCTCTTTATGATACAACTGCAAAAGGTACAGTAGCAAGCGGCGTTTACACAATTGGTGGCGCAGGCGGAACAATTACTGTAACAATCGAAACAGATTTATTCGATATGTAATTCCCACTACCTTAGGGACCGTGACGGTAAGCGTCACACTAAAGCGCCACTTTATAGTGGCGCTTTTTTTATGACCGTTAAATATAGTCATGAGAGTTACCTTAACCACAGTTGTAGATATTACCGAAACTAACGCCCGTAAAGGTGCTGATAAAATTGCTTGCAACCAACAAGCAAATTATCTTACTATGTTACAAACTGTAGGACTAAGGGTAAATGCCCAACCTATTAGTTGCATAGCCAAGGTTGCTGATGTTACAGAACTTGGCTTTGGTAGTGCAATCACAGGCAAGCAACGATATTGGGAATTTTTGTTTGAACATGACTATGAAGGCGCAGTTACAGAGCAAACACTTACACAAGACTTTGATCTTGTACCTATCATAACAGGACTAAATGAGACTGCACACATAAATAATAGTGCGTTTAGAACACAAGACAAGACAGAACGCAACATAGTCTTTAAACTATCAGATAACTAATGGTAGTTAATACTATAAATAACTTTATAAATTAGGCAAACATTACATCTACTAGGCATATTTAGGCCCCTTCCACGAGAATAAGGAACGGAGAGAAAATAAGATGGCAAGAGCCAGAACAACAAGTTTAGAAAGAGAAAACCTTGAAGCGCATGTTGACTTGTGTCAGCAGAGGTATGAGAATTTAGAAAACCGCTTATTCAAGGTTGAAGAAAAACTCGAGCATGTGCATAATGATATTCAGCACGGCAACAAATCTATGATCAAAGTAATCATAGGAGCAACAGGAACTATTGTTGCAGGTCTACTTTCCACCATCGTCGTTCTATTAGTTAACTTCACTTGAAACATATAAATACTGCATAGGATTATGCAATGTTTTTAAGAGAACTCATCACCGAAGCACCATTAAGAATTACAATTGATGACGGCGTACCAGCTTGGCTTATCTCTATGATAAGAATTGATACAGCTTCAAGTCAATGGCGTAAAACTAAAAAAGGTGCTATCCAAACCAAAGAACTAAAATGTGTACAACTAGCACTTACAAGGCTAGGATATGAACCTGGCAAGGCAGATGGATGGTTTGGTAAGAAGACTGCTCGAGCAGTTATAGAGTTTCAAAAAGATAACGACCTAACTGTTGACGGTGATCCAGGCCGTAATACTATTGCTAAAATGATAGACATTGGCAAGAGCAAGTTTCCTGCTGCAAAAGACCTTACAAAAAATAATGTTGATGATAGATTTCCTTTAGAAAATTATCCTTTAGATAATTGTGCAGAAATAATTGTTCCTGAGCCTCAAGATGATGACGAAGAAGATTATAAAGATGCTCCTGCTCCTGGTAGAGAAGATTTACCTGTAGGAGGATTACCTGCAGCTCCTTTTGATCCAGTAAACGCTATTCAAGGTAAGTCAGTAGAAGAAGTTAAAAAGATTTTAGTTAGTAAAATAAAACAGAAAAGATTTAAAGATGCTCTAGAAATATTAGACTATGACATGCGTCTTGATATATCAGATAAGGTTTATAATGATCTACAAAAGTTGGCTAACGAAAGTTTAGAAGAAAAACAAGTTTGGGCTCGTAGCGGAATGAAAGTAGTACGCAAGTATAGATGTAGTTCTGGTAGCCGACGAGGAAGAGTAGTAAAAGAACCTTCACAGTGTTTTAAAGCAAAAGACATCAAGAAACGAATGAAGTTAAAACAAACTAAAGCTAGATTGGGTGCTAGAATGGCTAGAAAAGCCAAGCGCACCAAGAAGTTTAATCCAGCTTCTCGTAGAGTACAGGCGATGAATAGGTAGAGTTATGCAAGTATTAGAGATTGTAGAAGTAACAAGAGTATGGAGTAGATCGGGTGGTAAACAAACTCGCAAGTTCCGTTGTACTCACGGTGTTAGAAAAGGACAAGTAAGATCTAGTCCTGCCGCATGTAACGCTCCTATAAATGTTAGAAAGAGCGTTGGATTAAAAGCAACCAAAGCAAAAAGAAGCGGGCAGATTAAAATTAAATCAAAAATTGCTCGTAGAACTAATCCTGCAAGTATGAGATTAAAAACTTTAAATAAACCAGCATCTACCAGAAGGAAGAAATTCAAATGAAAATTAGAGATTTAACAGAAGCACCTATTCCACCAGCAGGCAATATGCCTGCCGCACCTGCAGCTGGAACAAATTTAGCTGGTGCTCCAACAACTCCCCAAACAACTGGCAACGCAACTACAAAAGCTGATCAACCAGGGCAGACAATGGATCCAGCCGCCGCGCAAAAACAAAAACAAGATCAGAAAAAAGCACTACAGATGCAACTTAGACAAGCTCAAGATGCTGTGAAAGCTGCACAAGATAATGTTAAAACAATACAACAACAGATAACATCAATGCAATGAGAGTAAATGAACTTATAAATTCATTTGAAATATATAAAACCAACGAAGAAAAGGAGTTGTTGGAAAAAATAAGCACGACTCCGTTACCATTGAGCTCATATTCAGAAAGAGAACAAGTCATTATTAACAGTATGATACGAAAAAGTTTAGTAAGTAAAGTACA